ATTTTTAATATGAAAAATCTCTGACCGATCATAAACTTTCTCATCAATTCTATAAACAATTTTGCCTTTATCTCTTGACACTTGCACCCGATCAGGTGCGACTGGATAAAGACTGTCTGGATAACCATTAGCACCTGGCTCACCTAGCACTGCAATGTAATTACCATCCATCAACAAACCTGCAGCCATAGCTGCAATAGTTTCCATTCTTGTCTCTGTTGGATTAGGTCTTGCTAAGATGTTTGGTTTAGGCATTACCTCTCTGCCATTGCGATATGCACAAAGCTCTAGTGCGCCGATTGCATCTGCAATTAAAGAGATACCTCTAAAGATTGCAGGTATGCCAAGTGCGGTGCGGCCATCTACATAAGTGCCTGCATAGTTACCTTCAAAAAATCTGCCGACTCTACCAAGAGAGTCCACATAACCACTAGATGTATAAACAAGGCCGGGTTGTATCTGTCTCTTGAGTAGCTTGCCAAGCATTATTTACCTCTAACCTCTAAAGCAATGCCGAATAAAATTAAAAATACGCCGCCCAATAATACTCCAGAAATCAAACTAAAGGATGCGACACCTAAGACTATCAGTAAAGATCCTGCTACTTGTAAAATAGTTGATATGTATTTCATTAGTACATCTTACTCCTTGCCACTGGTCTCTCTTCGATTGTAGTCACTACTCCATAGCGTGCCAGCGTTACCGCTACAAGTGGCGTGATGTTTGTTGTGCTCTGTCTATTCCATGCCCATGAGTCTCCTAGTGGTCTTTTAGTAGAGCCAAGGATTGCAGCTCTAAGGTTTGGGTCATCTATATGACAGATTGTTTTTGCTTGTACAGCATCATAAAAAGATCCACAAGCTCTTGCATAATCTCTGAGATGTATTGCCATTACCCCTACATTCTCTTTTTGCAGCTCTGCGATAAGTGAGGCTGCAGGTGAGCCGGTATCTATAACCACCTTTGTCTTATATCGCTTACACAGCTCAATCAATTTAGGTAATACCCAGGATGTGCCCTCTTTACACTCAATGAGCTCTACAGGCGTGTAATGTAAAACCTTGCCGCTGACTGCAATGGCAGCTCTGTCACGCTCCCTAGATATATCCACACCAAAGACCACCTGGTCTCCTAAAACTATGTCAGTTCTAGCTAGTGCATCCCAAAGCTCTGTTTGAATAACCTGCACTGCATCTTTGGCCGGCCAAACATTAAGCCACTCTTTTGTAAAAATCTCCGGGCTATTAGTCAATGAGGCTTCTTTTACAGCTTCAAGCAAAACACCCTTCTCTTCATGCAAGGATGGAATTGCTTGATACCAAACATCTTGATCCATATAGTCAAAATCATCTGACATAGGTGACCACTCAAACCAAGCTAGTTTGTTTGTTGGCTCTGCTATTTCTCTATGTCCTAGCTCTCTGTAATGCTCTAAAAGCTCTGACTCCCCCGGTCTGCCTGCATTAGACATAATCCAAAGCTGACCATTGCGCTTTGTTGCCAGTGTTGGCTGCAGGTTTGCTATTAGAGATAGTGGATGTGTAAGTGCTTCATCAATAACCATTAGATTTAAACTAAGTCCTCTGGCACCTTTGTCATTAGGTGTTACAACGCCATAGGTAGAGCCATTGCGCATGTAGATCTTCTCATTGCCATTAGTTTTTGAGACCCTTGCAATACGCTTTGAAAACTTTGGTGACATCATAAAACTTAATAAATGCTCTTCCCATTTGACTTTGGCCATGTTGCGATCTTGAGCTGTATAGGCAACATGTCTTTTGGGTTGTAATAACTCATAAGCAATGCGTGTCTCTATTAGTTTTGACTTGCCGCTTTGTCTGCTAACTTGAGCTGCAACAGTCCGGTATTTATACATGCCATCTTTGTCTTTTTCTAAGCCCACATCACAGACATACTTTTGCCACTCAAACAAACTAAAACCTAAGAGCTCTGCCACAAGCTGCATCTTGTCACCATCTGTGTCACAAGCTTCATCTCTGATTGATGCCCACCTGGGTGGACACTTACTTAAAAATGTCATCTGCCTCTGGCAAGCCGCAATAAGTCCAGATCTCTCTAAGCTCTCTGGATATGGATGGAATGGTGTGTGTGTTTTCGCCTGTCTTCTCAATAACATCCCAGGCTGTTGCTAAGCCTAGTAAAGCTACCTGGGTGACACCATCAATATCTACACGCCCCTTCAAAGCGTTATTCATTGCAGCTGTATGTCTGCCAATTGCAGGCTTACCACTTACGGCTGTTTTTAACGGCTTTCCTTTTTTTGTTGCCATAGATCGCCCCCTTAGAATAGTTGCAATGTGCACATGCCGGCCTTAGAGTACCAACCCAAAGCTCTGGAGCCGGGAAGGTGTCAATAGGTGGATCATGGTCAATAGTTGTAGCTGCAGCCTTTTTGCAGTAAAAACAGGCCGGTTGCGTAGCCAAAATAATCCGGCGCATTTGTTTGTAATGAGCGTTATATTTTCGACTTTTTACAGTCTTCATAACAAAATTGTTATCTTTTTTTTCAAATCACAGCTTGCTTCGGGGAGAGAGAAACGCAGAACGGCGGCGTATTCCGCAAGCGTGCGTTGTGGGAAAAAACAAGCTGCAATTTAGTCTATTTTTGAAACAAGTATATGAAGTGTGCCTGAACCACTAGCGGCTACAGCCCACAGATCTTCACCCTGAGCCAGACTTAACCTGACCTCATCACCATTGTCTAGCAAGTAACCATTGCTTGTTGTAACACCGCTGTTACCTATGTTTATTGCATGCTTCGCATGTAGCAATACATCCCTGGTTACATTGTCAACACTAATTATTGACTGACTTGTTGTCGTCACTGTTACTTGACTTGTTATTATCGCCATCTAAATCCTCTTCACTTTGTAGTCTCACATCTTTAAACCTTTTAAAGTCTGTGTGCTGTACTTTACCAATCCACTGTTTGCGTTGATGCTCCATCTGCACTCCAGTGTGTGCGTATATCTTATAGCCAAAGCTCTTAGCTCTTATACACCATAGTAAATCCTCACCAATCCATTCTTTATGCAGTGGCATATCCTGGTAATAGCACCATTTGTTGCCCTGGTGTGTTTGATCAGCTTCTTTTTGAAACCTCTCAAAGACGGATCTATGTACCAGGATTGCTCCTGTCCCAGCTGCATCAACCTCTACAATGCTATCACGTTCATAATCATGTAACGCATATAAGCCACTGTCTTTACCCATCTTAAATATGCAAGGTACCGGCTCTAGGTAAGGTTTGCCTACATCCCAGCCACCATGTACAACAGCTGACACAATAGGTCTGGTCTTGGCATCTGCCGCTGCTACAAGTTTTTTAAAATCATCAACTGTGAAGCGTTGATCTGTGTCTATCTGTAATAGCCAATCATCTGTAGTCTTCTCCATAAAGGTTGCAACTACTTGATTGCGCAAGCGACTAATGACACCTGATCCTTGCAATGATATGAATTGACCCAATTGCTTTTGAGATCTAGCCACATCTAATAAGCTTGTAAGAAAGTCTGTGACTACATAACCCGGTGAACAGATACCAATTGTAATTTTCTCTGTGTCTTTCATATGGACATCCAACCTATGTATTGTGCATCTGGGTTATCAAGTAGCCATTGCTCACGCAGCTTGTTTTGATGTGCCCAATCAATATCAGTATTTTTAGCCATCAATGCCATCCCTTCATAAGCCAATGAGACCATGCCCCACAGGCGTTTGCTACACCAAATCTATCAGTGCCATATCTGTTTTTAAGGTATTTGATGTGCCAAGTAATTTGTTGCTTATATGTAGCTGTAGCTAAATAGACAGACCGGCCTTGTGGTAATCCATAATGAGATCCATTCTTTGCCCGAATATCCCACCGGCTATTTTCCATTGTGACTAATGATGTAAGGCAGCTGTATTGATCTGGGTTTAGTTCCAATTGTTTAAAGTATTCCATTTGATATGTTCTTTTGTTTTCTAAAGCATTTACAGGATTTATATTTATTAGATTAACTACTATTACAAATATTGACACTTGGGAGACTAGATTTTTAGGAAAGCCCCCCCTACCCCCCCATTTAAAACTATGAGGTAGGTAAGAGCGTCTGACACCCGGTATGACTGAGTTCCAGTGTAAGCCCCCAACAAAGCGGTTGAAATTTAACATTAGTAACCTTCCTTTGCAAGTTATCTATTGATTGCGTGTTTTCCTGCATCCAACATCCGGCAGGTTATACATGGATCATCTCGCATGATCCAGCTGCCACACTTATTGCATCT